TTAATTTTTAATTTAGTATTTTATTACTCTTCTTTAAGTTTTCCTCCGCCCATAATGGTTGGAGATTTGTATAATAACAAAGTTTGTATAATTCTTCTTCTGTTTTTGCCGATGATAATGGAATTATGTGGTCAATGTGCCATTCTGTTCTGTTTTCCCAACTCATTCCCGGAACAAATTGTTTTTCTAAATGTTCCTTTAATTCTTGCGGAGAACAACCGACAATTTCAAAAGTTTTGTTTTTCTTGGTGATGTTAAGTAATGTTGAGTATTTCCATATTCTAGACCTCATACCCATTACTAATTTAAATACCTCATCATTTTTTTTCCTATTTGTCCAATAACTATTGTATTTTTCTCTATTTTCGCTTATCCACTTTTTCTTTTTTACCGCCTGAATTTCCCGTGTTTTTAGATAATATTTTTTTGTTTCTTCTTTATATTTATCAGGATTTTCTTTTCTATGTTTTTGTTTTAATTCTAACTGACATAATTTACAATAAGAATTAACCCCCATTAAACAACCTTTCTTTTTATAATATTCAGATAATAATTTTTCTAAATTACATTTACTACAAACTTTTATTTCCATTTTTAACATATTCTTTTAATAGTTTATTAACAAGGGAAGAAAGATTTATTGATTTGTCTTTGAAATATTGTGGTAATTCGGGGTCTATTGACACCGCCAACTTCACTTTCTTTTTATCATCATCAACTTTTTTTCTTCCCATATATAATAAATATCTACAAATATACTAAAAGTATAATTTTTTTTACTTTTTTTTATTCTGGTAATTCATCATCACTTGTTTCTTCCAAAGTAATTTCACCATCACCACTTAATATTGCATTCCAATATTGTGAGTATTCTTTTTTGTATTTGTCAATTTCTTCTTTTGTATCCGATATATACCCTTGTGGTACTGCAATTATTTTTCCATCTTTCCATTGTATACCATTTACGTGATTTTTTAGAAGTGATACTTTAGTTCTGACAGCATAAGATATTGTTCTACCATTTTTTGTTGCAGTAATATGACTAACTCCCGAACTTTTTTGGTTACCAAATAAAAATACTAAAGATGCCGCCAAGAACAAAGCTTGGCCTCCCTTAGGTTGGATGGTAGCTTGACCGAAAGGCGAATCCGGTAATTGAACCCAAGGTTGTACTATTACAGACATAGTATTTATATATGGGTAATCCTCTTTTTTTGATTTTGATATTCTTGAATGAAGACCTCTACCTATTTTATCCGCCAAAATTCTAGCGTCGTGCATTGACCCACCCGAACCATCATATGTCATTTTACAAGGGATACTTCCGATTGAATCTATGAAGAACGCTAAATTGTATGGTAAATCCCCCTTCTCTTGAGCATCTAACAACTCGTTTATATAATCCGTTAATTGCTCTATATAATCAAACGAATCATTAAATAAAAAATCCCCATCCCAAGTTCCATCTTCATTTTTTTGTGCCTGTAATCCCAACTCTACACTGTGTTCAAAACTCCATTTTTTCTCTGTAATGATGAATACAGGTAAGTGTCCTTTCTTTTGAGCATCCGCAGCCGCAAGTATTAATGCCGTTGTCTTTCCAGCGTTTGAGTGACCTAATAACATATTAATTCCACCAAGCACAGGACCTGGTAATCCGCAAGCATCATAAAACGCCTGCCCGCAGTTATAAAACTCGGTTTCTTTATATTTTGTTTTTGTTGAGAATTTATTCTTAATGCTTGATAAGGATATTTCTTTTTTTTTAATTCCTGCCATATTTTTTTCTTTTTATAAACCTATATAATACAATTGACATCAATATAAATGCAATTGTGTTTATTAACATACCAATAAAAAATAAAGTACTATTCATTCATTTTTTTTAATTCTCATCCTCTGAGTCCCAATCAAATTCTTTATCTTCCTCTACTTCCTCAGTTTCTTCCTCAGTTTTCTCAACAACACAATTGTCCAAAATATTTTCAAAACTTACCATTGTTTTAACAAATGATGAATATACTTCTCCGATTTTAAAACCTATTTCGAGTAAATCAAGATTACCCACTGTTGATAAATCTTTCAAATCACCAATTGGATTATCCCAAGTAATAATATTTTTAAGTTCATCATACTGTTCTTCAGTTAATGTCGCATATGGTTTTACAATTTTTTCCGCTTTCATTTTAGCTACGGTTTTCTTTTTAGCTTTTGACATAGTTTTATTTTTTTTTAAAGTTTAAAAAAGGGCGGATATTCCGCCCTTTTGTTTTTGATTAATTAAAATGGCATATCCGAATCGGCTTCTTGTTCTGCCTGAGGGTCTCCACCTAACATAACTTCTGATGAAGTACTGTCACTAAAAACATATCCACCTTTGTCATTATCCCATCTTGGAGTTTCTCCTCGGGCAATTGCCTCAAGATAATCGGTTTGTTTTTTAGAATAAACGTCTCTCCAAGACAATCCGTCATTTACCCAAGCTTCTCCTTGAGATTTCTCTTCGTGAACAGGGCTTGGGTCATCGTACATAATCGTTTGAATAATAGTGTACTCTTTACCTTTAGGAGTCTTAGCTTTAGCTAACTCGATGATAAGGTCACGTCCTTTTTCAGGGTCTGTAATATCACCTTTGTTTTTCCAAATAGGAATGATTTTATCTAGAACGCCTTCGTTCTTATAATTGTGTTTGAAACGCCAGAACTTAACACCATCTTCGGGTTTATCTCTGTCAATTACTTTAACAATATAAAACTTACGAGCCCTATACTGAGTCGCCAATTGTTTGTCAGACTCTTTACCCGTGGAAATTAACTCTTCGTAAACTTCTGTGAGTGGAGAACGTTCGTTATCGTTCTTTGCGGGGTCATAAATTTTGTTCCATTGACCTCCGACTTGTACTTCGTGGAACCAGGCTTCTACAAATGGTGAACCACCATCTTTTGTAGGGAGAATTCTAATTCTCTTTTGTGCTGAACTTTGATTTGCGGGGAGGATTGCCGCAAAGTATCTTTTCATCCTCTCTTCTTGGGACATTTTGTTTGTTCCAGAACCGCTTGACTGTTTTGACTTTTCGTACTGTGCCAGAACCGAATCTAATGTAGACATAAAAATTTGGTTTAATTTTGAATAATTTAATTTATACCAAAATATAAGCCCGATTTTTTATTTTGTCAAATTATATTCCAAAATTTTTCTGTGACTGAGGAGGATTAAACGATGTTCTAACATCTGATGATGTAAAATTTTCTACGTCATCTGAAGTTAAAATATATTCATTTTTTCCCGATTTTTGCATATCTTGTTCCTTATCAATAAAAAAATCTGTTAATTTCTGATTGTAAGGACCTGAATCTAAACTTCTTAACTCAAGTTTTTCTTGTGGGGTTTTTGGTCTTGACCTTTCAATAGTTGCTTCCAAAGAGTTGATTTTATTAACAAGGTTATCCATCTCACCTAATCTTGATTCTAATCTTTCAATGTGGGCGAATAGTTCTTCAAAATAATCATCTTGTTTTTTACTAATATCTTTTTGGCTAGTAACTAAATCAGTAATATCTAATTCTTCAGTACCTGATTCGTCTCCTCCGGTCTCTTCTCCTTTGGGTTCACTACCAATTTTTTCTACATCAGGGTCATTTTCAACATCAACAGGTGTTGGTGCTGCTCCTGCCTCAGGTGATGGAGGTATTTCTCCTCCGGGTGGTGGAATTTCAGGAACATCTTGTTCCATAATGTATTTGTTGATACTACGGTATCTGTTTAACTCTTCTATTATTTTTTTATCTACTGACATATAATTAATCATTTAATAATTGTTTAACACCTTTAGATGTTTCAACTTGAACTTTTTTATTTGTTGTCATCATATGGTCTACTCTTTCGATTAAACCATCTTTCATTCTTACGGTGTAACAATCTCCCGTATCTAAATCACAAACTTCTTTTGTTCCGTGTCCTGTTTCTTTTTCTGTATATCTACCTTGTTTTCCTAAGTAGTTATCTAATGTATTTTTTATACTCATAAAATTGTTTATTATAAATATCTGTATTTAATTAAAATTACGATAGGTGTAAATTTGTTGCAAACACTAATGCTGCTTCTACTTTTTTATAATAGTTTTCATATTGTTCAGGATAATTAACTTTAAAAGCATTAAAATCATTAACATTTAAACTTCTATTCCAACGTGTATACCACAATCTAAGATAATCTTCAGTTGTTGCCACAGTATTACCAACAATTGTTGACCTCCACCTTGCATTTAAAAAACCATACATATCTTCTTTAGTATTAAAGCAAGCCGTTGGTTGGGAAACATATCCTCTAAAAATATCTTTTCTACACAAAAAAGTTTTTTGTAAAAATCTACTATCCGCATCTCCGTAAGCTTTTTTAACATTTTCGGTATTTTCTAAATATAAAATCGCACCACATATATTATTATTATAGTATGTAAAAATAGTATCTGACCAAGACGCCAAATAACAAGTTACAAATGATATTCTTCTAGCAACTAAATCGTTATTTGTACCAACAACATACTTTTTTATATTGTCCGCAACTTCTTGTGCCGAAGAATTATCGGCAACTTGAGACACCGGTATAAATTTTTCATATAGTTTCGGTAATAATGGTTGACAATTAATTGAAATGTCGATATCACCAAATTCTGAAGAAAGTGTAGATGTGTCAGCACTATTTGTTAATTTAGCTTTTGATGTTTGTTGGTTCTGAGCTAATTTTTCTCTTATTTCTTCTAATAATTTTGTGGTTACTAACTGTAAATAATTAGCCTCACTTATATTAGGAAATGAAAATGCACTTTGTCTTGTTCCCTTAAAAGTAGTTTCAAACATACCCGGTGTTATATTATGTTTAACACTTGTGATATAATACGGGCCATAAAACATAGGTACATATCTAACATTAAAATACATTGTGGGTTGAATCATCATATTTCCCATACTCCTTACCTGACATTCATATGACCTTTTTTTATAAAAACTCCATAAACTAGTACTTTGAGTAGAGCCTTTTTTACCATTTGCCTGATTAATTTGGTTGTCAGTTTGTAATAATGATTCATAAGTTTCTTTTCCAACATCTTGTGAGACATCAAAATAATAAAACATATTTTGATTTCTAATACCAATATCAACATTAAACCCAACAACTTTATTAACTTGAGACCATTTTGTTTTATCATCATATGAAGTTGTTAGAGGATTTCCTCTTCTTTCTAACTTAAAAGAATCGTCTCCAAATCTATTATCCGAATTTTTGGTTGTATCAACGTGTTCACTGCCCAACGAGTTATAGGTACAAACAATTTTAGGTGAGGATTCTCTCGCATCAACATTCATATGGGTTCCAAACATAGAATTACCAAAATCAGATGTTCCTTCGGGTTTTGGATTATTTTCTTGGTCGTGGGTTTGCACATTGTAAAAATTAATCCAAGACGACATCATCATAACATTAAAATTATGACCTTGTATAACCGAACTAACATATCCATAAACCGCAGAATTTTCATTAATTCCTAAAACACCTGAACCAGGAAATAAATTTCTTGTTAAAAATGGGTCAAGTAATATTTTATCTCTAATGTTCCTACTTGCCCTATCTAATAATAAAACATCCTCCATAAAGGTAGTTTGCTTAAAATCATATCCCGCAATCCAAGTATCATTTAACGCTTTAAAAGAATCATAAAGTTCTAATTTTGTTTGTTCGCCTTGTAAAGATGTTGAAGTATCTTTTTTTGGTTGTTCAGTAATATTGGGTAATTCTTTTTTTAATTTGGTAAATAAAGAATCAAATACCAAATCAGAAAATTTATTATTATCAAGTAAATATTGATTAATTGATTGTCTAAATTTAGTTGCGTTATATGTTGGGTCTATTTTCTTTTGTGTTGCATATATTTTTATAAGTGGTGCAAATATCCTTGCGTTATCTTCATTGAATTCTACATTATTATCTATAAAAAAATCTGTGACCGTACATCCTGTTGAATTATAACTAATACCATCTTCAGTATAAAAACCAACGTATGTTTTCAAAGTTGCCCAAGCTTTTGGATTATTATTAAAATAACTACTTAAACTTAACGTTGTATTTGATGGTGATGGTAAAGAACCAACAACATACGCATTGTAAGTTATTGGGTCTTCAGGTTTTTCAATTGTTGAGAAACTACCAAAAACTCTTCTGTCGAATCCTGAAGGATTTCCATATCTAACAACTACATCATATTCTAATAGTTTTTGGACATAAGTCATTATACTTTTTAATTGGTTTTGTTGTACCGATGAATTAAATTGGGTTGAATTGTTAGTAACAACTTTATTTGTCGACATCATATTCTTCATCAATAACTGAAAATTTTGATATTTGATATCGTCACCTGATGGTAAATTTTGAGTAACTACTTTAGTAATCTGATTTAAAGTGTTCTCATCAATTTTAACATCGTACATTGATTTAGAAAACTTTAAAAATTCGTTTTCTAAAATATCTAAAACTTCCTTATCAAACACAGAAAACATTTCCTCAATATTAGTATAATTTTCATAATTAAGTGAGAACGATTCTTGTTGTGTATCACCACTAATGATTTGTTTCATATATTCAAGAGGCGATGGTATTGTTATCGTATTATCGTCAAAATAACCATAATTAGGTAGAGACCAAAAAGTTCTAACAGAACCATTAAAAACTGATTGATTATTAACTACTGGAGTTACTAAATTATCTTGGTTGTCAAAACATTCGGATAATGTTTGATTAATATTTGAACCAAATGACGGAACAACGTATTGTTTAGTATTATCTAACAACGTACAGCTCCACGTTCTAAAATCTAAATATTCATTTGGAAGATTAGGATTATAACCTTTTGATTTATTAAAAGATGAATCATCGTTGAACGTTAAAGTAAATCCACTTGTATTATCAATTTTAGATTGAATTTCACTATTTGTATATGTGTCAAAAATATTATACCCCCTATAAAATAAATTAAAATCATTAATTACTTTAGGATAAAATCCCACATTCATTTCATAAACTGAGCTATTAACCGAAGGTGTATTTTTTTCTAACCTTATACGTTGATTAATACTATTAGCGGTTAAGTTATATTCTTTATTAATATTATTAGTTATTGGGTCAAAATTATATACTGGGTCAAAATTTGTCCAAATATCACTTAAAATATCAACACCACTGTTTATAAATGTTTTATATCTATGCCAAATACTACCATACTTTAAAATCCAAACATACGGTATCTTATGTATCGCACCAAATTTTTTAAGTGTTGCAAAAATATAATCCAATTCAATACCAGAATCAGTTCCATTGTATGATTTATATTTTTCTCTAAGTGTTGATAATGGTAGACTATTTAAAAATAAAAATGCGGCTTCTTTGTACGGATTTGTTGCACCTGTAACCCAATTATTCACCCCTTTTTGTATTGCATTGACAAAATAAGGAGTATTTAACATTGATGTAGTTTGGACAGATAAAAGACTATTTGTATAGTTATCCATTCTCAAAGTACCTTCTGTTGGTAATTGTTTTGTTATATTATTATTTATTCTATCTAAATAGAACGCTTTTAAATTATTCTGTGTTGGGTTTGGCTCACTATACTTTAAATAACTAAAATTAGTTATGGGTCTTATTTCGGTACTTGCTGTTGAAGCCGAAAAATTAGCTATCATTTTTTTCTCGTTATTAACCGACAAAACTTTTGTGGTGTTATATACACCTCCACTATTTGATGATGATATTCCATTACCTAAATTGGATTGACACCAATCTGTAGAACCAGTAAATGGAAAAGTATCTGTTAAATTCGTATTATTAGATTTCGTTCCTTTTAAATAATCTCTTAATTTATCCATTTCTTTTGGCTCTGTTGTAACAACATTAAACCCTGGTTGTATTATTGAGCCGTCTAAAATACTAAAACTAACGTCAACACTTTGTTGGATACTATTTGTAACAAAAATATCTCTTACATATTTTTGCCAACTTTCTCCAACTCCTCCATTTGAAATGTTTTTCATTACATTTTCAAAATTTTTTGAATTAAATGAAATATTTTTTAACAATTTAATTAAATCAGGTGAGTCTTCTCCAACAGAACCTTTTATATTAATCATTTCTGTTTCAGCAATCAACCCTGAAATTTCGTTTTCAGCACCAGGCCTCATTAACCTTTGGTAATTAGAATACAAATAAACTCTTTCCCATATTTCATACAAAAACTTAACCGCTTGTTTGTCTTGATAAATGATATCACTAGTTGGAAAATCTAAAGCATTTATTGATACTCTATCAGTAACTTGTGCGGAATTTTTTAATGTTCCCAACTTACTACTTGCTTGGCTATTTAAAACTCTCGCCTTTATAAATTCTTCAACAAATTCCACCTCAGGCCAAATATCATATCTATAACCTTTTGTTTGAGCCTGTACTTTTGGGTCACCAGGATACGCTAAAACAAATGGTTCTGTATCATTAAGACCTGATTGAACAAAGTAATGAGGCCAAGGATAAATCGGTATTAAATTAGAACCATCTTTTTGAACAGAATCTTTAGCGTCAGGGGATTTTTGTGTTTTACTATCATCTAATATTGCTGTTCTTCTTATTTCACTATTTCTTTGGTCCCAAGCGTTTTCATGAACATCACAGAGTAACCTAATAAACGCTTCCGCAGATGCAAGTATTACCGCAACAAAATTTATAAGTAACGGTTTAAAACCTAAACCACCTTGTTTATCTGAAAGTCTACTCGCTAATTTAGCTTCTAATTTTACATTAAATATACCAATTTTTGTATTTAAATTTTTTCTAGCCTCTAAAATTTTATTAGTAAATGAACCATCACCTTCAAACCAATACCAAAAAAATTTTGTTTGATTATCATCTTGAGCAGATGAATTATTTATTATCGTCTCACCCGAAGATTTAAATGTTTCAAAATTAAGTTTGTTTTCATTTGCATTTGGGTCTTTTCCAAATCTTTCTTTATAAGATTGCTCCCAATCTATTTCACTTGGTGTTATTTCAGGAATATTTATGTCTTCATATTTAATTTGTAACCCTACCGATAATTCAGTATTTTTTGGTTCGGCGTCTCCAAATCCTGCCACATCGTTTAATTTACCATTGTAAACTTTAATAATATTTTCTTGTAAAAATTGTATCGCGGCTTTTCTATATGAAACACCTTCTCTTACTTCTTTTTTAAATGTATAAATTTTTCTTTTATCATTTTTTATATAGTAATTTTCTTTATCCAAATACTTAGCAAACCAAGATTCGCTTTGATAAAGAAAAACTTCTTGTTCATAGTTAGTTAGAATATTACCATAGTTTGTTGCGTCGGTTAATGGTTTTAAATCCGCCTCTGTAAAAGTATTCATTATATATGTTTCAAGATTTTGTAATCTTGTCATTAACTCTTGAATAGTTAGTTCAGGGAAATCTAAATCAATTAATTTTTTACTTTTATATATCGAGTATACTTCATGTAATTTCTGTAATCCTTTGGACGTATTTACAACGTCAACAGGACCTAAACTACTTTTTCCCGCACTTGATTGGGAGCTTTGAGCACCCGCGTCTATTGTTGGGGTTACTGTGTATTTTGTTTCATACATAAAAGGTAAGGATAACAAATACTTCATTGAAAGTTCTGAAAGAATGTTAAACTTATATGTTAAAAATTTAACTGTAATACTAAAATTACCTGTTTGTGTATTAAATCTGGCATTAAAACTTCTTAACGCCAATTGGTACTTAATAGCCTTTCCAAAATATCCTTTAACAGTTAAATAGAAAATGGGATACGGGTAATTAAAGAACACAGCGTATGGTGATAATTCACCTTTTTCAAAAAGAGCTCTTCCTCTAACATCCTCCATTTCAATGGTTACTTGTGGATAACCACTAAGGTCGTTTTCTATTGATATCTGAGTGATTAATAATAATTCACTATCAATATATTGGGTGTCCGCTTGACCATCAAAGATTGTTTCGTTTCCGTGTTTTACAGGTACAGGATTTCCAACGTCTCCTTTATTTTCTCCCGTCATCGTATCCAAATACTCATTACTTAGGAACGTCTTATTTCCCGGTTTCATAAAGTTAACAGAAGCTATTGAGACTCTCTCGTTTTCTAAATTACCTTTATTGTTAATCGCCAATCTTGTTCTTGGTAATGCGGTTGCCTCTAAGTTGGCATAAATAACTAAATTCTCATGTTTTATGAGTCTTTCACTTATTGTTCCGTCAGCTGAAATTACTTTATTAGGGTCTATAACACTTATATTATCGTAATCAAATTCAACTAATATATTTTCGTCATTACCTGCCATAATAATAGAAATGATTTTTTAATTGTGATTCATAATCTTGAACTGAAGCCAACAATGGAAATGGTACTGTCAGTAAAGAATTATCGGGAATACCCCATTCTAATCCACCATACTGAGGATTCGCATGTAATATCAACCATCCAAAATATGGAGAACCATAAAATTCTTGACTTATTTTATCTAATCTTGTTACATTCTTTCTATAAAAATAAGCTTTATCTGATGGTTTACCAGGTATCCTTACAAAAGGTATTACCGTTTGTTCTCCATTAATTAAAAACCCAAGATATCTATTAAAATATAAATTATCCATTAGTTAAATTTATTTTTTCCGTTGAATGTTGATGGGTCAGTATTTGAATTACCGTCTTTATATAAATTTTTAATATAGTCTTCCTGTGTTGTTGTTCCTTGTGTGTAAGTATCGTAAGTGTATCGTCTTTCTTTACCTTTAACAAAAGGGGTCCAAGTTTTATAATTTGTTTCATAAACAGTTAAAAAATTGTCACTAAAGAATTTCCTCTCTTTATCCCATTCTTTTTCATATGTTGGATACCTATCGGCAAAATACTTAGAAAACACATAATTTGAACTTTGAACTCCAACATAAACATTACTCACATCAGGTGTTAAAACACTATTCATAAAATTTTTAAGAGTTATTGGGTCTTTTAAAACATTAAACATCCCAACAAAAAATCTTTTTTCAGCATCAGTACAAACACCACAAGTTAATATTGTAAAACTATCAGGGTCTATCATAATGTAAGGGTTAACAAAATTATAATTTGTATTGGTGTTTATAATTCCCGAATTTTCAAATAACTTATAAAAAGAATATAATTGAGTTGCCCCAGAACTGTAGTCAATTGATAATTCGTTCGCAGTATTAATCGGTATTGTCGCACCTGTGGTAGGTGTTAGATTTAAAATTTGAACTGATTGATTTGATTTAATGTATCCATCGGTTAACGTATCTACCACATCTAATTTAGCCATTATTTTAACTAAACTTTGTTGTATGTTCGTCATATCATTGTTTATACCCGTTAAATAATTTTTAACAACTTCTCTATTTTTATTAACCTGAGTTATTAGATTTTTTTTGATTATATTAATAACTTTTTTTTCAGGGAAGTTTTCATTATAATATGAAAAAATCAATCCATTACCTTGCGGATTAGATGACGTTTGGCCATTAATATCCTCGACAATAGAATCAAAAAGAATGTCAACATTTTCTTGATATGAATTTGATTTCCCAAATATTTTTAAAAATTGAGGACCTGTAAAGTCCATAGCACTCCCTTCGTTATATTGCATATTTGTTAAGAACATAGAAAGGATTGGTAAATTATAATTTTCTATAACTTCAGATGTTTTATTATAAAAAGTATTAATGTATTCTTGTCCGCCATTATGAAAATCATCCATAATTTTTCTAAAGATGGTTTCTCCGCTAGTTCCTGCATTATTAAAAAACTTTGTTTGTATCTCACCAATTGTATTTCCTCCTCCATTGTCAATTTGATTGTTAAGGTCATTAACCCCAACTAATGGTGTATCTTCTAAAATTTTATTCCATAAGAATTCATCATAGTTAGGATAGGACGTATCAGTTTCATCAGCCCTTTCATCATACATTTCTGTATTCGCATAAAAGTTAAAAGATAACGCATTTTGTAATTTATCAATTGGACCTTGTAATCCTTCTCCACCAACAATCTCAAAACTCATACTAATATTAGCCAACATTGGTTGAACACCGATACCTTCGGGGTTTAAATCAAAAAGTAGTGGCTCATAACTAATTTGTAATGATTGTGGTATTATTTTAGTATTAAAAAAATCACCTATCCTTAAAACTAATACCGGAGGAGCTCCAAAAGCGGTATTTACCGAATTATTATATTCGGCAACCCCTTTTGAATTAATTACGGGTATTGTATCGCCAGGCCTCATACATTGTTGTAAAAAAGTTAATCTTGAATTCAACCCTTCAGGTGTCATTGAATGAAATGCCGGATTAAAGTATTTTAATCTTTCTTTCATTGAATCATAAAACATAGGATTACTTTTTAATATCTCACTAAAATAATCACACTCAGATAATAACTTTCTTAAAACTCTTTTGGTAAGACCCTTCTTTCTTTCATTTTGAATTATTTTTGTACTTGATGTTGTCTCAACTCTGGTAGTTGGTATTCTTTGTGTTTCGGTGGAATACTTTGTTGGTTCTGTTTTATTATTAACAGGTTCTGGTGTTGTTTTCTTGGGTTCGGGAACACTTACAAATATGTTAGATATTGATACTCGTCTACAAGCCATAGCGTTTGGAGAATACTTTTTCTCATACAATGTCGGATTTTTACTTAGTTTTGTACAATCAATTGCCACAGGTGATTTAATACCTTCATTAGAATTTGTGCCACCTCTTGTTATTGGAAAAACAGTAGTATCCTCTCCCTGAGGAGTTGTATTTGTTATTTTAATCCATCCTTTTGTAAAATACTGAGCAAGCGGACTAGATTGTTGCAAATAATTTATAACAGATTGTATTCTCCTTTGCGATAAACTTAAATTATAACTATTTGATGCGACAGCGGATGCACTACCAACAAGTTCAATACTTAATGAAGGTGGAGATTGCTCCCCTTCAGTTGGTGCGAAATCCGTAAAGAATTTTTGAATATCACTATATAATTCATTAGTTATTTCATAATTAAAAGTTATCGCTGATGTAAAGAAATTCCCTGTCGCATTTTTTTGGTCGTTAGTCGCCGAATTTTGTTGATACGTTGTTTGTTGACCAATATATGTTTGATATAAATTATCCCAATTAGATGTTGAATCTGTTGGTATATTGTTATCAAAGTAATAGGCGTATCCTGTGTATTTGTTAAAATTAGGTGGCGTTTTTGGTTGTTGTTTTACTTGTGGTACTTCTTCTGCAGAATTTGGTATCTCAGTTTGTATCTGTTTTATTGTTTCCTCATTTATTATGTTTTTATTTTGAACCACAATTTCTTGTAATGAAAATAATTCATTTACCGATAAACTTGGCCATCTTTTAGCTAATTCATATATGTCATATTTTAAACATCCCGCAATAAAAGAATCTATAATTTTATTTGTCTCCGGTTTAGTACCATTAACTTCTTTTTGAGCTATTACGTTTAAAATTGATGGGTGGTCAACAATTATTTTCCAACTTAATTGGCCACTTCTTTTTGTATTAGTATATGTGTAAACGGGTTCGGGTCTTCCCAAGAAATCTTGTCCTTTAAACGAAGGTGTGGTCGTTTCACTTAATTTTATATCGTAAGGAGGGAACCACATTATTCTTCCTCCGTTAGGTCCTTTTTCACAAGCGGGTAAATCATTAACCGTTAACCCAACTCTGTTTGATGTTCTCCAAGCTAAATTTTCTAAAGAAAACATATATTTTTTAACCCCTGTATCTTCAAAAAAGTTTTTATTTCTTACCGGTGCAATATTAAGGTCATAGGTACTATCCAAAACAGATTTATCAAACTTTCTTATGTTACCATCTGTTTTTTGTAAATCAGCATATGTGTAATATGGTGTATCTTTAGCAAATACTCTACAATATACATTAGTTGGCTTAACCACACCTTTACCAGCTAATCCTTCAGCGTTTGTATACCCAACAACTTGAGAACCTTTAGTTATTTCTTTATATCCATCATTAAAAACCTTACTTAACTGATTTATAGCGTTTCCCGCATGAGCTAATCTTCCTGAGGTATGAGGAGTTGATTCTAATATTCTTTGGGTTTGGTCAAGTATTGAGCCCGCTCTGAACGGAAACTGCGCTCCATCAATAGTTACTGTAAGATTTTTTTCTATTGTATTATTAAATTCATTTTGTTTGTATTCGTCATCAACAGGTGCATATACACCGAGGGGACCTTGGTTATAACCAGGTCTATTATACTTTGATGCCGTCCATATAAACCCTCCGCCTACCCCATTACCATCGGTCGATGAGTATCCCGCAAGACCAAATTGAAATTTATTACCTAAACTGTCTCCTTCATATTCTTTAGATAATTTATCTTGTCCGTATACGGGGGATTGAACTTCTTGACCAAATGAATTAACAGGTAACTCTCCTGGAGGTGAATTAATAGTTGATACAGTGTTTTCATCGTGACCAACATAATAACCACCTTTTTGTGGAATATCTAACGCATCATTAATTCTAGATAATGCATTAGTGAATATTGTATTTATAATTGATTTCTTGTATTGAGGTGAATACCTATTAAAACTTAAATTGTAATATAACTGATTCTTAGTACCCGCCCCTGTATTATCTAAAAATAATTGTGATGGGGATGGTTGTGATAAAAATCTACCAAATAACTTACCAAAATTACTCGCTCTTGGGTCTCTACCACCATTAAAGGCTCTCGCTATCTGACCAAAAGAACTTAAGTTTTGTTGGTCGGCAGTCCAATAATCTCCAGGTATTACTGAGCCGGGATAATAAAACCCCCCTAATCGAGCTAAAAAATTTGTGGCTCTCAGTGCAATATTTGACGGTCTTGTAATTGTCCAATCCTTTTCAATTAACGGGACCTTTCCTTGAGCAATCATTATTGCCTGTATCGGATTACCAACCGCATTAAGTAGATTTAATCTACCTATTGTTTTTTCATTAATACTTTGAGCAATTCTGTCTCTAAATAATTTCTGTAATTGTTTCGCCCCTAATTGTACAATATACGAATCTTGTGATAAAGTTCCGTTATCTCCATTTGGGTTATTTTCCATTAAAATCTCATATGGAGAGTATGTTGATGGTGTAAAATTTAAAGGGTCCGCATATTGTTTGAATGTTGGTACTGATTGTATATTATTAATTGATATTAATTGTAACGGATTACTTGAAGAATATTTGTTTTGTGTTGGTATATGCAACTCAATTGGTGCACTAAGTTGTGGTAATTTCGCATCTAAATAATCGTAGGGTCCTTGATTACTTCTTGTATTTGCAAGACCACCTATATTAATGGTTTTATTAAATCCTCCGTTTGGACCAAATTGATTCAAAGGATATAATGAATCCGCAAATGGGTCATTAGATATTAATTGGTCAGGAGAATCAATTATTGAGTAATCTGATTGAGTATATTCTTGAACTATTTGTTGAACGGGTTGACCAGCGTATACTCCAGGTACCCTGTAAGGTAATAAGTTTCTTGTCAATAACCTATCTCTAAAAGCTTGTGTAGATGCAAATGTTAAATTACTCGGCATTAATTTATTTTAATAATAAATAGATTAAAGATTAGTTTTTAGACCTATGTTAAAAACGGTTTAGAATAATTACCTGTACCTCTAAGCGCGTTCTTTTCAATAATTGATGCTGAAATTGTTCTTTGTAGATTTTCCATCCATTGCGTATTTCTCAAAGCTTGATTCCAAATTGGTTGTAAATCATTTGGAAATTCCCCTTTCACAACTACTGTGACATCAATTTTATCTGTTACCCCTTCTCTTGTTTTTGTTTTTATTTCATCTCTCATCATTGTTCTTGGTACAACAAAACTTTGAGAGGGCATTTTAGGCGCAACTTGTGTTCTTGCAATTGTTTCTGATATTGTTTTTAATTTTGTTTCATTATATTCTTTGTTAGTTACACTTTCAGTTTTTGTTTTCGGAGTTATCTTACTTTCAGGTATAACACCTTTATCTCTTTCTTTTTTAACCATTTCATTTATACCCATTAAAGTTCCTGATTTTTCTAAATAAGGCATAATTTGTTTTAGTATGTCTTCACTTTTCATACCTGGCGTAAATCCAACAATTTTTTCTGCTTTAGTTTCTGCAGTTGTTTTTTCTTTTGGGATTGAAGTGGTCTCAGTAATTTTTGTAAATGTAGGTAGTTTTGTTTCTTTTCTTATATTTTCAACCATACTGTTTAATCCTTTAGTAATGTTTGAAAAATCCGTAGTTTTTTCACCTCCCATACTTAAAGACTTTGGTAATAATGTTTTTAAATCCAAAGTTAAGTTACTTGCCATTGGTTTCATAACAGATTCTATTTTTTCATAGGTTTTTTTAGAATCGGTTAACGCTTCTTTCATCGTTGAGTACTTTTCATTTGTAGTTTCTACTGTTTTGGTTTCTGTGTCTTTAGATGTTAAATTTTTAATTAACGATAAATCAAATGTCTTAGGGTATTCAATTTTAGGAGTTTCGGTTTTTGGTGAAACAATTTCACTTATTTTAGAAAAAATACTTTCTTTATCAAACCTATTATTTTCAATTGTTTTTTCAGGAGTTGTTTTGACAACTTCGGTTGACTTTATTTCAGGTACTATACCAGGTGTTTTTAAATTTATATCAGATAAACTAGGTAAAGTTGTTGTGAAGTATTTTTTTTCTAAATCATTTAAAGTATTGGTAAACGTGGAGAATTTTTCTACGGACTTATCCGTCCCACCTATTTCTTTTTTGGTTGTTTCAGATACCTTACTTTCTGCTGTAGGTATTTTTATCTCAGGTATTATTCCTGGTGTTTTTAATTTTAAATCTTCTAAATTAATAAATTTATTAACTGTTGGTTCTTGTTTGACTTTAGTTTTTTCTGTCTGTTCAGGTTTCCATCCTTTTTTCCAATCACTTAATAATTCTAAATTTTGGTCTAAACTACCTTCTTTTTTATCAGAATGTTCTTTTTGCCAAGCATCTCTAACTTCTTTCCAATTATATAAATTATCATTTTTATCTTTGGTAGATTGAACAATGTCAATTAAATATTGTTTGTTTGATGAAGGTGGTGTCGTTTTCGTACTTAAAGTTTCTTTTTTAGTTTCGGGTGTGGTTGCGTCTTTTTTTCCTACAGTCTCCACCATTTTTTCCTTAGGAATTTCAATTTTACTTGCAGTTAATGGCGCTGCGGGTATTGTTACTATATCTTTATTCTCTTTTTTAGTCGTTTTCTTTTCTTCTTCCGATTTTTTTTCTTCGTCTTTGTATTTTACATACTCATCAGGTAATGTTAATTTCATTCCTTCAGCAATTAAAGGAATTAATCCAATCTTTTCACCATATATTGTTACTTTTAATGTGCCAGGATTTTCAAATTTTTTCCAAAAATTAAGTATTTCTGTTGAGGAGGTGGCAATCGTAGTACTTAATTTAGTTCCCCACTCTGTAAAATCATAAGCCATTCCACTTTCACCTTTATCTTTCATTTTCTTAGAGGCTTCTGTCGCATATTCAGGTATATTTTTAAATCTTACTAAATATTCCTTACCCAACTCACTAATATTTTTACCAACGTGTTTTAAAGCGTTTTGTATATCCTCAACATTTTTCGCGTCTGAAATTTCAGTAGCGAGACTTCCAAACGCTTTGTTTATATCCGTACCAATTTTACTTTGGTCAAGATAACCTCCTGGTTTTTCTTGAACACCCATCGCTTCTCTTGTACCTTTAATAATTGGTAGATATATTTCAGACGTTTTTTGTTGGAAATTCTCCATAGTTTGGCTGGCGGCCAATTTTCTTGGGGCAATTCCTTGCATTGATAAAAGAGCGTTATGTATGTTAACTAACTTATTGTTCGCTTCAACAATTAATTCTGACGGACTTTTTTGTTTGTCGGCCTCAGCTCTTTTTAATCTGTCAATTTCAATTTTCCCTAGAGACTCTATCGGTCTCATTATAGCCTCATTGGTTTTAGGGTCCATTCCAATATTAACCATATACTTACCATCTTTAAGTTCAGATAAACTGGCCAAGAATTTTTGGTCTTTTTCTTCAGTAACAAACGGATTAAATTTAATTGCTTTCATTTTCATTTCCATATCCCCGTAGTTAACGGCAATTTTTGAAAATTCAGCGGCAGTCATACCGAAAGCTTTAGCCAATTCTCTTAATCTCCCTTGCTCTCCAGGAAGAATTGATATTTTTTGATTTTTTTCATCAAAGTATGTAAGTGCTGCCGCCGCTTTATAAATGTCGGCTTGTAACTCTTCGGGTTTATTTCTACCCATATCCATTAACTTATACGGGTCTAAAAGGTCTGTAACTTGTACCCCTAACCTTTGCATATCAGCAGCCATTTGTATCGCATCTTCAGGATTAAAAACTTTTTCCGCAACGTTTAATACGTCAGACATATTTAATCTCAAAACCGCGGCTTCGGCAGCCATTTTACCCATTCCTCTAACACCTTCAGAAAAGTTGTATAGATTTACACTTTTAATATTCGCACTTAATTGTTCATAAACCGCGGCGGATGCTGCACCAATATCTCTAGCATCTTTAATAATATCCCCCATTTGTTTACTGACTTGGTATAACCCAACTCCAGCATCTTTAAACTCCCCAACTAATTTTGCGGTACTTACCGAAGTTGCTTCTGTACCGTCACCTATTAAATTACCAACAGCATATAAATCGGCATAAGCCTCTTTATCTAAAATAACTTGTCTATTTAACGCCTTTATTGCCCCTTCTTGCATTGCAACAACGTCTTCGATAGTACCACCTAAAGCAATAACGCTTGGAGTTGCAGCATCTATTGAAGATTTTATCTCCATTGCAAACTCTCTCATACCTCCAAATTTACCTGCCAATCCACTAACTGCTTCCTCCATCACCTTTATATCATTATTCAGATTTGTCATAAATCCAGCACCAAAATTTGAAGAGACAATTTGAGAAATTTGAGTTATAGGATTTAAACTAGTTATAAACTCTGTAACTGTTTTATCACTAGGAAATTTAAAAAGAGGTACTTTTTGTTCTGTTACCGTTTTGCCGGTATCTTTTTTAGGGTCTTGAAATAACATAATTACTTTTTAAATAAATACTTTATTAAGTATTTTCTTTTGGAGAATTCTCTTCAATTAATTCATTGATTAAATACTTCCTTAAAAATACGGGCATAATAATAAAGTCTGACCAAGACACATTTAAATGCTTAGTACAGACGTAATATTCTCTTGATTGAAGTTCTCGGTAATTAGAAGAAAGGCCGAAAGAACTCTACCCCAAAGGTAATCTCGATGGTTACCTCTTTTCCTGATGGGGTTGTAATTTTTCTGTTTAGTTCAAGGCCAGGTTCGTTATCTTCAACGAACTTTCGTATGTATTTAGCGTCCTGAATAGGTAATGTTTCAATAGTTTGAGCAATTACTGATTTATCTGTAGTTCCTCCTAAATCAATAATCATTTTTTGTAGTTTCCAAGTTTGTTTTGGTACGACTCTTCCTTGTGGGTATTGTTCTGCTGATTTATCTAATTCTGCTAATTCTCCAAAAGATAACGGTTTAACTTTAACTTGAAGTCCTGATTTTGGTAATGTGGTCGTTATTGAACCGTCATCACTTGGTTGGACATCAATTTTTTTCATATATAACTCTTCTAAAGAAACACTTGAATTAAATGATTTTCCTGTTTCAGGGTCATTTATTACAAATTCATACTCGGGACCAAATGCACTATTTCTTAAAAAGATTAAGATAGCTTGGATATCCCCTTGTAATAATTCTTCAGGTTTAATATCAGACTCATAGATTTTATTTCTCAAAAGAGTCATAATAACACTATCGTTACCCATTGACGCTCCTCCCATAAGAAGATTTTCATCCGCAGCGGTTAAATAACCAACTTTGATTGACTTTTTCTTTGATTTATAAAATACACCACCTGAAGGTAGTTTTACCACATCGTGTGGAAGACTAAAATTTTGTTGCCCGTATTGTGTTGAATTGTCCATAAAAAAAAATTAACCGTAAAGAGTTTATTACATTCTCTACGGTTAAATATATATCTTATTATTTTTTTATCAATACTTTTATTAAAAAAATATTAATAAACTAGAATACAACGGTCCATACGAAGTTGAGCAGTAATTGTTGCTAAACCATCGGTATTGTAAGCCAAGTTATCAAAGTTAACGTCTGATAAGAATGTATCTTGAAGAATCCATTTTTCAACCACGACACCCGTTGGGTCTAACATATCTAAATCAACGTTCTTCTTATATCCTACTGCGTACCCCATACGACCTGTAACAGACTCCGCACAAAGACGAACCCACTCCATAAGAGCTTGTGTTGCTGAAGGTCCAATTGGGTCTCTAAACTTAACAGAGATTGGGTCCCAAGTAAATCTACCAGCGACATATGTAGAAGTATTCAAGAAAGGAATTTCTACAGGATTGATTTTAATGTGAGGTCTAGCCGCAGATTCTACGTACCACTCGTTAATACCAAGTGTTGAGGGGAATCTTAGGATGAATCGGTTTTGCCTTTTCGGTTCATACGGAATCGGCATTTTCATGAGTAAATCAGCCATATTAATTAAATTTTAATTTTTTGTTTTATTGTTTATAAATATTCTCTTTTTGAAAATATTTCTATTTACTTTGTTTTTTTTTATTTTTATTATCTAGTTAATAATATTACTTATAAATATTACTAGTATATCTTTTTTTCGCCTCCTTTAGTAGAATATGTTTTAACTATATTATCTGTTTTCTTTTCAAAATGTTGTTTAATTGCTTCTACATTTTTAATATCATCATCTGAAAAACCTATAGTAGGTAAAAAGAAATTTCTTATATTATTTTTTAGAAACGCTTTTTTATTCATTTCAGAAGAAAGTCCTTTAACATATTCAACAAATTCCTCCAAAGCCGATATTTTTGCTTCTTCAGGATTAGTTTCTGCTCCTGAACCAAAAGAAACAGGATAAAATCTACATAAGTTTAAGTAGTCTCTTATTAACTCACTATCTTTTAAACTTTCTTGTCCTGAAAACTCTCTATATTTTTTTAAATTTTTAACTAATTGATTTTTATCCAATCCATTAAACCCTGATATAATATAATTGTATACCGCTTCTTTTAATGTATTTGGATTATGTCCTCTAGCAGTTATGATAGAAAAAATTGAACCACTATTAATTGCTTCTACAAAATCAGTCCACGATGGTCCTGGTTTTGCCAACATAGATTCAACTATGAACATTTTATCACCGGGAGTTCTAAAGTTTTTAAATGGGTCATCCCCAAATCCTACAATAATTTCTCCTTTATAATTAAAATTTTCTTTTCCAATTTTACTTCTATATTTTGCAAAGTCATCTGTAGACATCCCAACTTCTTCTCCTTCTTCATTCTTAATCATTATTTTTGTGGGCATAGAAACAATATTATCGTCCCAATCAAATGCATAGTATTTTAAATCGGGAGTACCTTCTTTTGTTAAACCTTCATTTAGAAATTTATTCATAACTTAAAAAAAGGTGGGGTTTTTATTACCCCACCCTTATAAATATTAAACATTTTCAAAAGATGCTCCTGTAGGAGTAATCAAGAACTCAATGTCAATGAACTCTAACGCTTTAGTTGGTTTGATGTAAATCTTACCTACCAATTGGTTTTTATCCAAGTCTTCTACTGAGTTAGAAACTGTTACACGGAAATCGTATAAACCTCTGTCTCTTCTGATTGCGTCCAAGATAGGGTTAACAGCGTCTAAGAAATCTTGTCTTACTTTCTCATCGTTTTGTTCAAACAACAATCTAATTGCGACTGCGGAAATTAATTTACGAGCTTGAAGTAATAATCTTCTAACGTTTATTCTATCAAGAGCACTTTCAGCAACTTGTAAAGTTTTATTACCCCAAATAACTGGACCAACGTCTGCGAAGGTTGCGATTGGGTTAATTCTACCGATGTAAAGTGTATCTCTTTCTTCTTGAGTTAACTTACGTCTAGCTTTAACACCATTTACAAGACCTCTTGTGTAACCTGCAGTTGCGAACCAAGGGAACGCCACGTTATCGGTTAACGCTAAGTTTCTACAAACTTCAGCGGTTGGTGGTATATAAATTTGAGTTAAAGTGACACTATCTCTAGTTAATATCCAAGGATAATAAGTAGCGGTATAGTTAGAATCAATATCTGTAGTTGCCAAGTTGTCAATTGCATCAATTGCTTGAACAAAGTCTGCAGGATTATTAGCTACAGGTACAAACATATCCCAATCAGGAGTTGTTGTAATATAGATAGAATCCGCTCTATTGTATTCAACTAAATTAATTGCTTGTTTAACCAACTCTTCGTTAGTTACGTAGTCAATACCTGGAGTTACAAATACGTTAATGTTTGTAGATGCCGGGTTATTAAATGTTGCTTGACCAAGTAAATAAGCGTAGTAGTCAGTATTTGCCCAATCTACTAAGTTATCTCCAACAGTTATTATTTTAAGTAAACCTTCTCCAGTTGCGTTAGGGAATCTAAACGATTTGTTAGCTCCTGCCAAGAAACCTGATTTACCTAATTGGAATTCATTTCCGTTTGTACGATTTTCTCTATACACATCCCATCCGTCAAAACCACCTTCAAACATAACAGTGAATTTCCTTGCGTAAATTCTGAAGTATGAGTTATTTTGATTTGTTGGGTCATTTCTAAATTCACTATCAC